GTAAGTATACCGTCTCCCATTCGCCTTGTCAACTCTTGGCTTGTAGGAGTCATGTTGTTTGTTATTAATTTGTCTTTTCTTGGTTGTCCAATATGTATACTTGCAAGTATAGCACGAATCTCTCTGACATGAGATTCTGAATAATAAGCTCTTACCTTAAAAGATCTTTCACCATTAAGTGATGCACCAATTGGTGGAGGAATGACTCCTCGTTTAATTAAACTTGGAATATACTTTCTATGTCTATTGACAAGTTTTGCAGTTTCTGCTACACTATATGCACGTTCACGATTTTTTTTAAAATCAGAAAACAAGCATGTTTCTAAACGATCTTTAGTTATATTATAAAACGTTACCATTCCAGTAGAACGAGAACTATGGTAAACCTTTACAAGATCACCATTGATAAACCATACCTTAACTTTACCTTTTATTACAGGTTCGTTATTGTATGCTTGGCTCTGGATTTTTCCTTTTGAAGTATCCATGCTCCCTCTTTAGTTGCTGAAGGTGGATGATAGAATTTTCTATTACCACACGTAATACACGCTGTTTCTATGTGATCTGAATTGCTATATTGTCTGTCAACAAAAACACGCCCAGCGCATCTTGTACATTTTAACATCAGATTCCCTACTCAGAAATTTTTTCTTTTAGGCTTTTAGAATATTCTTCTTCTGCCTTTTTCTTTTCTTCTTGCTCTTGTGCTAACTGAGTAATCTCAGCCCTTAATATTGCAACCTGTGTTTCATAGTTAGATACCAGTTCACCAATACGTTGCTGCAATGCCATAATTACTAGCTCAGCCTTGTTATCCATTTTACACCCCTTTTTATTTTTATGATAAAGAATCTAGTTCATCTTGCAAGATTTGTTTTTGTGCAATGCTATCCTGTATTTGTTTATTTAAAGATAAAACAGTTTCTGAGTTTGGAGTAGATAAAGCATTTTCTTGTGCTAAACTTAAAATTGCATTATACTCTGCGTATGCAACAGTCTTCATGTGCTGCTGCACAACCTTTGCTTTTTCTTCTACTGTCAATTCTATTGTCATTTTATTATAATAGATCTGATAATTCTGCTACTAAGGCAGCAATTTTTAAGTTAGCATTTTCTATTTGATCTTCAATCTGTGCTATAGCAGATGGTGCTGGTTCAGGTACAGCATTTTCTTCAATTAAATTAACCTGTACATTATACTTACTATATTCCAAAGACTTTATATGCTGACTGATAATCTCAGACTTTTCTATATTTGTTAATGTGTATACCATTTTTTCTCCTTATACATAGTACCTAATAAGTATATCATAGATTCTGAATAATCTAGACTGGATCTGATCCAAAAAATGGAGGGAAGAATGGACCAAATGTAGGTGGGAAGAATGGAGGGAAGAATGGACCAAATGTAGGTGGGAAGAATGGAGGTGCAGATGATCTTGACCCCACTCTTCCACTTGAACCTGATTCAGTTGGGAACCACTCAGATGTACCAGCATCATTCTTTCCTCTAACCCAGTACTGTCTGCTTTGTCCAGGAGAGATTGTAGTATCAAGAAAAGGAGAACTTTGTCCAGAGAAATCTGGTGTTACTGTTGCTGCTGGTCTTGTTGCTGCAAGAACATTCCAATAAATATCATAACTGGTTGCATTAGAAGAACCACTAAATGCAAGCTCAACACCATCTGTTCTTCCTACAGATGCAGTAAAGAAGTTTGGTGTTCCAGGAGCTGGTGTTGTTACAGCTGGTGTTGTTAGGCTATAGTTTGCTGAAGCTGTATGTCCAGTTGAAGAAGTCACAGTAACTGTTCCAGTATATTCAGTTAAAGGAGTAAGCCCAGTTTTAGAAATAGAGGTAGCAGTACTTCCACTTTCACTAAATGTTCCCGTTGATGAAAATGTTGCCTGACTAATTGAACTCCAGTTAATTGTTCCAGTAGTTGCTGTTACTCCTGTGTTTGCACCCATTGTAATAGTTGGTATTATGGGTGGTATTGTAACAGTAAAACCTCCTTCTGCTGTATCACTTCCCATAGTATTTGTTGCTGTTACTACTACCTTCCATGAAGAGGCTGAAGAGTTTTGTGATACCGTTGGAGTAAATGTACTTCCAGTTCCTACGCTTTCCCAGTAATATGCAAAACTAACAAACCTTTGCCAAGAATAGGTATATGTTATTGGAAAGTTGCTGACCCACTGAGATGGTGTTGCAGTAAACTGTGTAGTTCCAGCTATTCCAGTTGAAGGTGTTACTGTTACAATACCACCTGTTGGCTTGCTATTTGTTCTTATTGCTTTACCTGCACTCCAACCGCTTTTTGTTCCAGCGTATCTTGATGATCTGACCCAAAAATAATAAATAGTTTCTTTACTAAAATTAGCGGGAGTTGTAAATGAATTAGTTGTTATTAAAGGCCAAACACCATAGTCTGGTGTAGTAAAAGAAGAAGGTGCTGTTCCAGTTCCATTAAAGTATATCTCATATGTTTCAGCATTTACTGCAGTATCCCATGTTAGAGAGATGGTTTGGTTAGAATCTCCAGTTCCATTTGGAGATCCGTTTAAGTTGGTTGGTGTTTCTGGAATTATTGCTACTCTAGTTCCAGATATAGCATTTGATCCTGGTGCTGGAAACCAATCTGAATTATTGCTTGCTGCAGCTGATGCTGATATTCTAGCACGCACACGATAAAATCTTGTGGCTCCTTCTGCAATGTTGGTATCTAAAAAAGAATTTGTAGTTATTGTATTATCTTGTCCAAAGTCTGCAAATGCTGATTGATTGGCTGGTCCAGTTCCTTGTGAGCTTTGATAATAAATTTCGTAGTAATTTGCTCCAGGTACTTCGCTCCAAGTTAGTTGAACCCCGTCAGTTCTATTTGAGGTTGCTGTCAATGAGGTTGGAGCAGCAGGTTTAACCGCTACTGGACTATCAGTTGCTACACTTGCAGAGACTCCCACGGAACTTCCTAGTTCATAGTCGCTACCACTATTAAAAGTTGTTTCTTGTGCAATTATATAATTATTTGCATCTGCAGAAGATACTGTATAACTATAAGCTCCAGATACTGTTCCTAAACTTACCTTAACTGCTGTTGCTCCAGTTAAAGAAGCAGTAGTATTTCTATACCAAACAATAAGAGTTCTTGCTTCCTCTGGCCTGTAGGCATCTGATGTATCCCATGAAGAAGAGTATGTTATTACATCATTAACTTTTGGATTTAAATTACTTAAAGATGGTGATGTTCCAACTGATATACGTGGTTTTTGTCTTACTACATAATATCTAAATGATTCTGCTGAGCCATCATAATCGGTTCCTCCAGATGCTTTTGCTGTTACAAAAAATGTTATCCATTTTTTATCATAGTTTGTGCCAGTTATTAAAAAGTCTGTTGTTGTGGTAGAGAATGTTGTCATTGCTGGATCAATAGTTGGATCTTGATCATTTGCTGTTAAATACCCTGCCCACTTATATTGATAAGAAGAGATGGTGTATCCATTTGGATTCCACGTTCCTCTGTTACCACGATAAGTTGTTCCTACTCTTAAAACTGTTGTGTCATCTAGTTCTGTTGATGAAGATGTTGTAGATATAAATGGGTTTCTTGTTGCAAATATGCCAGATAGTGGCCACACTTTTGTCCACCCTGCATCAATAAATTGCCAAACATGCTTAGCTTTTCCAGCAGCCCAACTAGAACCTACTTTAATATAAATATCTTTAGCTTTTCCTGCTGCCCATCCAGAAGCTGTTTTGATAAAAATTTCTGAAGGCATGCTAGATCACCTTACCTTTATGCAAGTTGTATGTAGACATCGCCCTCTAACCCACCCGAAGGAGAACCTGAACCAGCATATATATTTCTGTATGCTGGACTAGTTGCTTGAAAACCACTTTGTCCACTCATCCAACCATAAGTTCTAATTATTGTAGATCTTATGTCCATTAATCCACCGCCAGATGTTTGAGTAATTGCAAGCCTTGCACGTGGCCCTGTCCATGCAGAGTTAGTTGGTGGTGCTAAAATTATACCTGGTGCTGTAAAACTTCCAGCATCATCTGATACCCAAAGATACCCTGGTAGGTTTGCATCATCTCCAGTTTTTGGATAAAAATCAATTCTATCTGGTTGTGATTCACCCATAACAATTCTTCTAGTTTCAGATGTAGATCCCGTTTGTACAGTTCCTCCAGTTATGATAGAAGCAAGAATATTTCCACGAAAGGTAGCATTTCCAGTACTTGCATCTAAAAATAATGTATCTCTAACACCATCGTTCATACGCAAACCAGTATTATCTTGTATTACTGGCAAAGCTCCACCACTTTTTAAAACTAAATTCATAGATGCTTGTATTCCTGTGATTACCCTTGTAGTTGGATCTACTGTGATTCCATTACCAGATACAAAATCAGAAGTTAGTACCCATTCGGAACCATTCCATCTTTTCATCAAAAAGTTTGAAGTTGTTACGTTATACCAAATATCTCCTATTGTTAATCCACTTGTTGGAGCAGTTGCCTGATAGTAAGTCTTAATCTTTGAATTTGCTGTGTTTGTAACAGCAGTAACATTAGAATTGGTTGTACCTAAACTAGTATTTGTTGAAGCTATATCATCGTTAATATTAGATAGATCAGTTGCAAGCTGACCACCAGTTACTGTAAAGGCACCACTAACTTGCACATCATTTGCAAAAACCTGTCCTATTGAGTTTACTCTAAATGATGCTGAACCTGGTGTGTTTATATTTCCAACTGCAATTGCTATTCCATCTGTTGATGACGCTTGTAAAAGTATTCCTGCAGACGAGTTAGTTGTTGTAGATCTTATAGCAATTTTTTCTTGAGCAGAATCAATCATGATTTGATTTGATTGAATTTTTCCATCACTTATAATAAATCCAGATCCTTCTGTTGATCCAAATAATGCTTTTTTAGTCCAAAAAGTAATTCCAGCTACGGAATCTGTTGCCCCTGTAAGTGCATTTTTTACATTGATTGTATCTGTAGCTGATCCATAGATCTTAGTTGTTACACCAATTGAGCCTGATCCTCGTGCACTTAGGCCTGTTGAGTCTATTTGTACATTTGGACCAACACCTGGTCCTCCTGATCCAGCTATTATATAGCCATTTCTAACATTAACATTGGCATCAAAGTAAGATTGACCATCAACCTCAAACCTACCTTTTATTATTGCAGACTGTGCAGTTAATGCTCCTGCCTGTGTAACTACAAAATTTGATCCTCCTGCACGTATTAAGTCTCCACCAGTACCGTTGCCATTAATAGTTATTTTACTGGCTACAACTTCACCATTTGGTTTTACAGAAAACTCTGCCAAACCATCTGTGTTCAGTGATAAATTTGCTCCAGCCCAAAAAGAATATGTTCCGTTAGATGATATTCCTGCATACTCTTTGGTTTTTGTTGCAGCATAAAGATTATTTTGAATATAGTTGATTGATGAGGAGCCAACAGTTTGCTTGTCTATTGACCATTCTGCAATTCTTGCATTTTGTGTAATAAAGGTTGGTGTATTTGCAAGTGCATCATTTATAATCTGTGTTGTAGCAACACCACCTGCATCATAAGCAAATAGTCCAGAGGTATTAAAAAATACTTTAGGATTAACTGTATGGTCTCCAGCACCTGCAAAGATTGAGCCATTTGTAGATATTTTAATTGGAAACTGAATTAAAGATTCTAGTCCAACATCAATTGGAGTAACTTCTACTCCAGCAGTTTGTCCAGACTTTTGCATGCTGTAATAAGAATAATTATTATACTGATCATAGTAGCGAACAATAACATATCTTTTATTGTAGTCTGCTGTTGGTATACTAGCAGGGCTTAGTCCCGAATATACAACATTGTCATCATTTACTGGTATTGTGGTCCATGCTGTTGATTTTTCATAAACTTCTAGTCTTGTAGCTCCTGCTGGTATATCAAAGTCTACTATGTATCCACTGGCAGATGGTGTTACTCTAAATAATCCTGTTGGTGTATTTACATTTGGTGTTCCTAGTGTAGGGTATATGTTTGCTAATGGGTTGGCTCTTTCTACTGGTCCCGCAGATATTACTGCTCCTGTTGTTTCAATTCCCTGTGCAGATACTGATGTAACATAAGCTTTAAACTTTGAGTAGTATGTTCCAAACTGCCCATACATGTCTAGTGAAAGAATCTTAAATGATGTTTCTGGTGGAACTATAACATGATAAAAGTGTGCATATAAAGATGTACTTTCTACACCATTAACATAGGGAACAAGTTTTACTTTAACAGTGGTTCCAGCATTAGTTGCTGGTTGAGTAAAGGAAACAGATATATCATTTCCTGACCAAGCAATACTTGCAGCAGTAAACTGTGTTGGTGGGTTTGTATTACTAGGTTGAAATGGGTCTGGAGTAATGTCAAGTATGTCTGAATATACAGAATCACTTCCCTTAGAATTCACATACCTTAGTCTAACCCACCTGTGTAATTCATCTGGTGCATAAACAACTATTGTGCTGTTAGCAGTAATACCAGTTGCTTGTTTCCATCCAGAAGTTAAGCTTACGTTGGCTTTTACTAACTCTGGTGTTATTTTCTCTTCAACTATTACTCCAAAAAATCCATTTGCCAAAGCTATAGCAAGATTAGCTGGATCTAAAGTTACAATATAGTAGTCAACACCTTTTGATAGTGTAAATACTGGCTGTGGCAGAGGAGATACATACTCAGGCATGTCTGCCTCTACATACTCTCCTACTGTCAATATGTCTGCTGTTGCTACTGCAACCTTAGTAATATTAGAAATAATAGATTCGGTTCCCAGTGCAGACAAAAGTTCATTTGCTGTTATTGTTAACTCTTGTGCGATGTTTTGATAGTCTAAAAATAAAACTGCAAGGTATCCAGAACCAGATCTTAATTCGTACCATCTATTTTTTAATGGATCGTATACTTTTACCAGAAGCCTATGCATATAAAAATTAAGATCGTCATCTGTATCAAAATCAAAATTTAATATGATGCTGTCATCTGTACCCCAAGATCCAACTAAATTTTCTACTGGCAATGGTGGCGTTGCTACTGGTGGAATTCCTGCAACTTGAACAATATTATCATCAATTTTATTGACGTCGCCTTTAATAGTACTAGAAATACTACCAAAAAGAATTGGCCTTCCTTCAGCACCAATAATTTCAATTTCTGACCCAATACGAGATTGAGTCTGTTTTAAGTTTTCCCAAGATACTCTTGGATCATCCGCATCAATTGATATTGTTGGATTTTTTGCAACAGATTTATTATTTTTATATTTTGAAGTCAAAGTGACACCAAGTTATCTTGGACCTAGTGCTGACCAATTAAGATAAAAAGTACCACTAGGTATATCTGGTTTTGTTCCAGTTGTCTGATCTGGTTTAGCTACAGTCCTATTAATTCTAAAACTAAAACTATTTGCATTAACATTAAAAAGACTAAACATTACGTCATAGTTAGTATCTTTAAGCGATGCAATGCTTGACTGATTAAATTGTATTGAAGCAGTCATCATTGGTCTTGCAGTAAAAACTGTACTTCCATCTTGATTAAAATCTATTGTTTTATAAACTATCTGGCCTTCTGAATTAGGAACTACACTCATCTCGCTCATAAGAACTTTTGTTCTTCCGTATAGTATTTTTTGTGTTCCTGGATTAAAAGTATTTACAAAGTCAGCATCGTCGTTATAGTCAATTTGTGTAGGTGAACCACTACCTACATTATTAGTCAGTGAAAGAATGCTGTCATCATGAGCATTAACAACGTTAATAACGCTTTGCCAAGCAGCAAGGTCAATAATCTGTGGATCTGATATTTTTACATATGGCATTTAGTATCTCCTATTCTATTAATTATACCACGCCGTGGTCCTGCTATTACTTAATTCTATTCAATGTTAGGCTTGTGCTTAGGCCATTATCAAAGCTATGGGATACTGCAGTTACTACGTATTTTTGATTGACCATACCGTTTAAATTGTAAGACAGGGTTACTGGATCTCCAATTTGAATTAGTGGGTTTCCAAAGATGTTTACAGTTACAGTAGTAGAAAATCCATCTAGAGCAGATTCAACAATTTTTAACATTCTTTCACCTGCAAATTTTGATTGTACCCACTCTGAATCAAGCTGGGCAACATCATTTTGGTTTGAATCATTAATGACAAACTCTAATATTTCAGGTTCAGAAGAGGATATAATTTCATTTGTCCAAAGTTTTAAGTTTACTTTAGTTTTAACAACTTCGTTTGGCTCGTTAGTTAAAAGAACCATGTGAGGGGAGTTATTAGCTAATGCCATTCTTGCTCTAAATCCTGTATTTAACGGTGTTGAGTATGCAACTGATTCTTGTGTCACTATCTTTTTTAAAGCATATTGTTGCTGTTCTTTGCTAGTGCCTGGATGGTAAACTACTGCATATTGGATAGGAAGAAAATCAACTGATACGGCTGCTGGAGTTGAATATTGAACATCGTAAAATGTTATTCCTGAGACTTCTGGAGTAGTCTGCATTATATAGCTTAAAGAGTTTAAAGACAATGGTTGATTTTGAACAATACCATTTAAAAATTCTGTTTCTTGATAAAAATATCCTGCATTTCTTGACATCAATGGCTTTTCTGTTGCATGTATTTCTCTTAAGTTAGCAACAACAGAGCCAGAACTAGTTAATCCAGGATAAGAAACATCTGGTATTGCTCTTGGAACAGATGATGCATAGAATCCAAAACTTTTTGATTCTCCATATATAACTGGAACTTTTGGCTTCTGTCCAACTCTAGATCTTTTATTTACGTCAGGGGCTTTCCATTCTCCTCCAAGGTATGATGTATTAGGTACCTGCCAAGATGTAATCTCTATATTATTTAAGAAAATAGTCAAAGCTGTATCTGGATTTAGAATAGTACCATCTTCTCCATCCGTACCATCTGTTTTATTAAGAACAACTCTTAGATTAAAAATTGGATCAAAAACATATCCATATTTAAGGTTTGGAGGAACTGCATTTGGATAGCTCTTAAATATTCTTGGCAGCTTGTTTAGTGCATTATTGCATTGAGAAGTTACATCACAATAACCATATAAGGTTGTTGAGTCGTAAATAGCCATAATGTAGGTGTAGCGTGGTGGATCGTATGGTATACCAAGTTCTGAGCTAATAGTACTAAACTTAATCATTTCTATAAATAGTGGCTCTAAAGATCCAGTACTGCTTTGATTAATATATAGACCTGCTGCTGCTTGATCCTGATCTGGTATATCAAATTTTACTGAATATGTTTTATAAGATCTAGATGTTTCAGTATTTGGGCATACAGCAACTTTAGTATTGCTACTTCCTTGACTTATTATTCCAAGTTTTGTAACATTTGGAATGCTTGTATTTGCAACTCCAGAAATAAGATCATGATTATTTGTTATTATAGTCTTACCAGTGCTTGAAGAAAAAACAAAAGAGCTATTGATTGTTTTTTCTATTAATCCTTTGCTTGATAAAGATGATATTCGTGAATGGTTTGTAGGTAATGTTCCATACATTCCACGTTGAACATTGGTTATGTTTCCTGTGGGTGTTATCAATATATCACTATTTTGAGGTTCTCTAACTCCCTCAACTAACTCTTGGGTATTATTTGTTTTAAGTCCCAAACTATCTGTTTTAATAAAATTAGATATTGCTCCTGTCAGTTCAATACTATTTTTAATAGATATGGTTTTTTTCTTTATAGGTTTTAACAAAGAAGAAAGCTCATACTCTTTATATTTAAAAGACATAATTTCACCTTCTACAACAACATACCCATTAGAATCCATATTAAAAGTATGGAATATGTCAAGTAGATCATTGTTGTTAATACTTAAAACATTAGAATCAGATGACATATCTTCTTTTAAATAATTAAACCCAAGCGAATCAGCAGACTGTTGCTCCCACACAACGTCATTAGATGTTGTGTATATAAATGAAGGTGAGTCTTTTATGGAAAGACTTTTTACGTTCTGTAGCGATGGTGACTGCTTAATTCTTGGTGTCTGGAATCTTAATGATATCTTCCCTGGCTTTTGCGTGCTAGATATTGAAACTCCACCTTCCTGTATGTTTGATTCTGATATAGAAATACCTGCTGAAGGATTGGATAAAATATCAAAAAGACTTAGGAATCTCATTATTCCATACTCATCAATGTATGCACCAATTTGATAGGCAAGAAAAATATCATTAAGGGCATCAATGACTGTCTTATCTCTTGAGTTAACATAGTAATAAGATATATCAAGTGGTTGTGACTTGTTATTACATACTTTATATAGTGAGTCATAATCATAATCAGTAAACCCAGAAAGATCAAGTAAGTCTGTTATTATTGAAAATACCGTTTTTAAATTTGAAACATAATCTGGTGCAGGCTTTGACTGCAAGTATTTAGATATATCGTATGCCTGAACTGTAACATCCTTAATATCATTTTCTTGCCAAGAATCTGAGTAAAATATTCCTGCTGGTATGTATACATTTGAGTGAGATGTAGTAGATGTACCAAGAATAGCACTGTTACTTAAGTGAAAATTAACGTAAATCTTAATATTGTTACTTAGCATATTAGAAAGAACTGTTAGAGAATTATCACTTTGGCTTGAAAATATAGGAACAATAGATTGATTATTAGTTGCTGGTATTCCAGAAAAAGTTATATTTAGATCGTTTGAGTTCATTGAAGATATAGGTAATACCGTGTTTGATCCATCTAAAGATTTTTCTAAATTTAATGCAGTTACAAAATCTGATAGATCAACCTCAAGCCTAGGTGACACCTCTATTAAATGCATTCTCTTTAGGTCTGCAGATGCTGAATCACTTTTAGAAACATGAGTAAATGCAGAATTAGTTGTCTGGCTTATCTGAGTAATTCTAATCTTATTGATTATTGTTGTTTTATTTAGTGATCCATTTGGTTGAAACTTTGGCAATCCATCTGCAGGCCATGGCGATGTTGTCCAGTTGGTTCCAGTCCAGTATAAAACAATAACTCCAGTATTATCTAAATCAGTATTTGCTAGTGGTGATAAATTTGTTGTTGTAGTTGTTACTGGTGGTGTTGCTGCAGTTGTTACAGTAGCAGTAACCAGTGATCCATTTATGTATAGGTTAAAAGTTGGAATTGTCATTAATGTGTTAAACTTTATTACTAATTTATTAGTAACCAAACCTTTTTCATAAATAGCAGTAATGCTTGGATTGTATGAAGGGCTAGTGGTAGTGGTTGCAGGATCAGAAACAAAATACTTATATGGGTTAATGTCTGTAGGCAGTGCGCTTTTTAGAACTGTGCCTCTACCTGTAATATTAGGTGCTACGGCTTCAGTATCTGGGTTTAATCCTGGAGATGCTAAGAAAAAACTGGGGTTTTGAATAATTGGACTTACTGGCATATATTTGTTACCAACAAACTTGGTATCCAATATAGTATTTTCTGTTTCTGATTCCTTAATCCGTGAAGCAATTCTTCTATATCTTGGAGCAAAAGAACAGTTAGCATTACCTGAAGGTACGTATGATTCACCTGGCCTAAAATATGAAAAAACACTATCTGTTGGAAATAAAGATGCATTTTTATAATCAAATATAGTTGTTTCATATATCTCTGGCAAAGTAAAGAATATAGTTAGTGGATCTTCTACTTCTTCGGAAAAAGTATTTGCCAGAATCTTATAATTAAATGAGCCAATGCTTGGTTCTCTTGATGCTACATATGTTACTATCTTTGTCCAAGTTAATGAAGTAGCCTCAGCCTGTTGGGAACCAGATTGTGATTCAGACCCCTTTGCATATGTGCTAATCATTACTGGTGTTGGGCTATTAGTCTTTACGTATGTTACTACTTTATATGCTGCTCCAGATAGTCCAGACACTGAGTATTCTGCTGATCCAGTACCGTCTGACATTGTAAATTTTTTAGTTGTAAAGTTTTCTTTTGCTTCAGTAGTTGTTGCTTCAGTATATGCAACTATTGGAGTTCCAGAAATCTTTGTTCCTGTTCCCGCAGTTGTAATGTATGGGGGATTAAATAAATTATGATTCCACTCAGCAGACACTACTGGAAGTAAAGTAATTGAATCTGATTGTGTAAATATATCAGTACTTTGAGTTGAGTTTAATGCTCCTACTTTTAACACTATATCTCCGTAAACTCAATATTCATATCAACGTAGTCTGAAACCTTTGTTCTATTAATAATTGTTTTAGAAAAATCAGTTATAAACACATTATATGTTTTAGATCTGTTCTGTGCTGTAACAAATATTCCTAATGGCTGTGATCCAAAGCCTGAGTCTACATTAAGTCCTGAAGATACAATCTTTAAGTAAATAGGCAGTCCTGCGTTAGACTTATAAAATGACTCAAGCCAAGCAGCGCTATAAAAACCATCAACACACTCAGAATGCTTTGATGGAACATATTTCCAAGAACAGGAAATATTATTTTTTTGAGCAACAACATATTTTCTCATTGTGCCATTGGCCATGCGGGATTGTGTTTCAATTAACTCTGTAGAAATATCAATGGGATCTCTATTATGATCTGTTAGCTTATACCAAGTGTTACCATCAATAGAGATCTGTATTCCTGCATCAATTAAATATGCCATTATCTTCCCACCATATTCGTTTTGTTGTTCTTACTCTTTGCTCTATCTAATTCTACCATAACGGCTTGTGCTATTTCTTTTTTATTTAAATCGCTACCGTTGATATTAATAATATTAGTAGTTGGTGCAGAAGATGAATAGGTTTTATTTTCTTGTGCTGTAAGTACACGCTCACCCTTATGAAGCTGTGCAATTTGGTCCTGTGGGATATATGTTGAACCAACTGCATAGGAAGGAAGTTTATAGTTAGGAATAGACATCTTGCTTTGAGCTAAGCCACCCATAGCAAACCCCTTTATTAATCTACCATTTTTAATTAATCCACCTTTTGCAGCCCCAGTTGAAGAGTGAGTTGGAGGTCCTCCTCCAAAGCCAGTATACATCGTTTCAATAAAGTCAATAGGAGACAGATGTCCTCCTGCATCTATGTAATCTAAGTAAGTATTAACAAAATCTGTCATGTGGTGCCCAGTGGCTACAGTAGGTGATGATCCTCCCCAGAACTCTCGCCCTTGTCTAGCTTTATCTACTGCCCGTTGAAGGTGATCTGCCTGTCTAGCCCTTGCTGCAGAACTGGCTGCAGAACTGGCTGCAGCGAATGAATTTGGTGCAGGGGCTGCATTTTCCAAAGCCATAATTCGTTGTAGCTCTGGTATAGCCATTGGATCTACGTATCCATTTTGACCATATGGGAAGTTTGCTGATGTACGATAGGCATTCCTATACCATTCTACAACTTCTCGTCTAAAATGTTCCTGATTGAGTGGAGGGTATTCAAGTAGGTTGGTAGCCTGCATACCAATTGTGCTCTGTGCGCTTTGTTCAGCCCAAGCTGTTCCACCTACCCAGTTTGGGTCAGAGTTACGTGGGTCAATTGGGCGTGGGTCAATTGGGGTTGTATTTTCACTTGTCTTCTTTGGCTTCTTTAATTTACTAGTAAATTTACCTAAATATTCTTTTAAAGTAGATACATTTAACTTAGGTAAACCAGGCAGTTTAAACTTAGGCAAAACAGATAAATCTGACATAGAAGTGTACATCTGTTCAACTGGATCATCGTGCATAAACCCACCAATTTTATGAGCAGATCCTTTACCCTGAGAAGTTAAATTAAAAGAGTGTTTTATTCTACTCATTAAAGCTGCTTTATTATATAAGAAATCAGAAAGACCCATCATTTGATAACGGTAATCTGTATAACGACCAGCAACAGCTCCAGAAATTGGATCATACTCAATGTGAGCTGGTACTCTATCTGTTTCCATAGGATCTAAAAGTTCTACACGTAATTTGTTTCCGTGTATAACTTTCTCTCTCCCAGGTCCATTTTTGAGATCGCTGAGGTAGTGTTCTACAATAGAAAGATCACCACTAGTTAATTCTCTTCCTCTTGTAAATTTAAAAATAAATTCTTTACCCCCTATTGTAACAGTCTCTTTTATTTCTGATGGAAGAGCTCTATTTTCGTCAATAAGTTTTTGAGCGGGAGTTGTTCTTAAATCCATTATTGGAGTAACATTATTTTTTTGTTGTGCCATTAGTGCATCAGATATAGCAAGTTCAAATCTTGCTTGTTCCCATTCTGGAGATCCTGGTTGACTTATCTTTTTAACTTCTTCAAATTTCTTTCTAAGTATATGATTTGGAATAATCTTAGCTCTAATTTGTGCTGCTCTTTCAGGATACATCTGAGCCAACCTTGATGCAGTAACTTCAGGGTTTATCTTAGCCATTGATAATGTTGCAGCATAGGCTATCTTGTCTTTTAAAGTACGTTCAACAGGGCTTAAACTACTTGGAGCCTCTGGTATAACAGGCTTTGGTTTTCCAAATTTAAATGGATTAGAAAATGATTGAGATAGCTCTTCAAGTTTTGGTCTTAAAGAATTAATCATTGGTCCAAAGCTATTTTGTATAGATTCTGGAACTTTAAGGTTTAGTTTCTTAGCTCCAGCTTTTGCTAATCTACCAAGTAAATTAAGACCACCGCCAAATGCACCTCCAAAACCAGCACTTTCTAGAATTCTAAGTCCTGAATCTTTAGGGTTTATTCTCTTTAAGTCTTCTTCAGGACTAAACCTGCTTGTTTTTGCTCCCTTTGGATCTGCATAAGATCCTCCCTTTACTCCATATTGAGATCCATCTTTTGCAAGGCCAACTAATCCTTCTCCCAAACCAAAAGCTGTACCAGCAAGAAGAGAAATAGGATTTTTTCCTGTGACAGCACCTGAAACTAGACCCTGTAATGCATTAAATCCAACTCTACCAAAAGCTCTACTCCATTTAGCAAAACCAGATGAATTTGGGTTTGAACCATGGTGTAATAAAAAGAGTTTTTCAACTTCTTCCATGGCTTGCCATGTTCCTCCACTTAGCGCACCAAGCTTAAATGAGCGACGTGCTGTCATTGGTTTAACACCACCAGGACTTCCTTCGCTAAATCTCTGAGCATTCAATGCATCAAATGTATCTGTTCCATATTTCTTTACAGAAGATGCTTTAATGACATATTCTCCATCTGAAAGATAAGCAGGTATTGAATCAGAGGTTGCAGTTCCTGCACCCTTAATATGTCCGCCTACGTTAAAGCCTTTAGGCTTCTTAAGTAGAGATAACTTAGACTTTAAGTTATCTAAAAGAGAGGCTGGTTTCTTAGGTGCATATCTTCCCCCAGTATATTCTTCTGTGTGTACTCCTGCAGGTTTTGACCAAGCTAACCATTTTGCTGATCCCATATCCCCTGGAACTTGGCCATCACTAATTCTCTTCATTATGCTACCAGTTACATTTTGGCCAGCCATAATATCGCCAAGGTTTTCAGGAAGATAGCTGTTTAAGTAACCGTCTTTTTCCATGCCTAGTGCTTGATACAGTTTATAATTCTGCCATTTGATTGAATTAGTTCCCCTGGTAAAGTCTACATATTTTCCAAAAGGAGCCTTTGTAATTTTATTTACTGATCCAAAAGATTCTCCCCAGTTGGTTGATGAGTTATAACCAGCTGCATACATGTCTGCTTCTGATTTTGAACTTGTTCCAAAGAATCCCATTCCATAATGTGGGTCATATGTTTCTGCACCATCTAAAACATTTTTACCTTGTAGGTATTCTTCTCCACGTCCACCAGTTGGCTGTGAGCCGTGCCACATGCCATCTTTTATCATGGATCTAACCTTTACATAATTTTTAATTTCATTTATTTTATTAGGAATTGCAAATGCTAATTGTTTTAAGAATGGTGAAACTTTATTCATACCCTTTTTAGCAAAACCTGATACACCTCTGGCAAGTCCACCACGCCAAAAACCTTGTACAGCTCCACCATTTGCAAATCCTTTTCTTGTAGCTAAATATTTAAGTGCTACCCATGCTGGATCCATCATACCCATTGATGGATTAATTCCATATTTTTGCATCATCTCTGAGTAATATTTTAGCTTTTCAACTACTTTATCTGGCATATTCTTGCCTGCTGCAAGTAATCCTTCTGGTAAGCCGTGTGATCTCCATTCGCTGGTATTCTGATCAATGGATCTAGCCATATGAGCAAAATTATAATAATATCCAGCTCCCCTGTCATATGGGTTTCCAAATTTTAAAGCCAGTTTAGGATCAGTATCCTTTAATAAATTAAACCACTCAGCAACTTTATCGGTTGCAGTTCCCTCTTGAATCCCCCTATACAAACCAGGTCCTTCTGGAAACTTATACAGAATGTTTGATAGGACATCATTTACTTCAGTAGTACCAGATCCTGGCAGTTTAGCATTTGCTTGATCATAGGTAGATCTTAGTTTTAGTATACTATCTGGAACAACACGATCTTTTATTGTTTCTAAGAAAGTTTGTATTGACCAGTGCTCATCAGCAAAATCTAAATGATGTGCAAATTCGTGAATTACTGTGCCTCCATAAGTTCCCGCCAATGGTACTTCTATTTTCTGGCCCAATGCATATGTACCATATTTATCAACCAGATCCTGCCTATGGTATTGTGCGCCAACACCTTCTGGAAGGCTAAGAACTTTTTTAAGAATAAAGGGTGAAGATCCTTGTGGATAAACATCTTCAATTAATTTTTCCATTGCAGATTTACTATTCATAATTATTCCATCAGCTGGAACAACCTTTTTAAGTCTATCTAGAATACTTGATTCTAATGAAAATTTTTGTGAAGCAGCTAACTTAGCACCAGATTGCGTTCCATTCTTTCCCAGAAGTTGAGTAAATTTTTTGCCTATACCCATTCCAGCAAAGCTAAGTGGGAATAAAGCTGCATTTGCATAATCTCCTTTATTTGGAGAAGATCCGTAAGCATTGTTTAGGCCTTTATTTTTTCCTCCTTGAAAAATTTTATTAAAGGTTTGTTGTATTCCTTTAACTCCGAGCATATCTAGCCAAGGTACTGAAAATCCACTCCACATTCCTTGACCTACTGATGAATTATAAGATCCTGGTCCAGAGTTTTTAGACTCACGTTTAGCATCCCAATCATAAGGTGCTGGAGTATAAATGCCCATATCAAGCCATTTTTCATTAAGCTGTTGTAAAGACATTCCTCTAGTATCTGTTGTCCACTCTACACCATTAGCCTTATTTCTGACATGGTGCATCAAGTTGTCTACTTTTGTAAACTCTTTTACATAAGGATGAGGATGCTCTCCAGGTTTTACATTTCCACCTTTGTGGTATCCAATCATGTTTCCGCCACCGCCACCAAGCAGACCACCAAACCATGCAGATGCGCCAGAGCCAACTAGTGGAGGAGTAATCTTATCAATACCCATCCCAGGACCACTGGATTTTCTTGGTTGCTCTGCTAACTGATGCCAGTAGTCAGAGAATTGACCTACTTTGCCACTAAATGGAAGTCCTGGAATCTCTGTTCCGCCCCAAGGATCTTTTCCTGTAGTGTTAAATATTGGCTTTCCATTTTTATCAAAGCCGATTGGAGAGCCCTGAAATAATCTTTCTAACTCTCCCCAGTATCTTCCATATGGACTTCCAGTAGGCTGGTTATTAGAGTCATAGCTTGTTGCTGGCTTTTTCCACCAAGGATGGACTGCTCCGCCCTTTGCAAACTTTCCAGCATTCAATGCATCAAAAGTTTCAGTGCCATATTTATTTACAGATGCTGCTTTAATTACATACTCACCATTTGAAAGGTATGCTGGAATAGAGTCAGATGTTGCTGTTCCTGCACCAAGTATACGTCCACCTACACTAAATCCTTTTACTGCTCCACCATTTGCACGTCCAAAAGTTTTCAATGCTTCTTTAGGAGGATTGAATGAATCAATAAACATTCCTCCGCCTACAATAGTCCCATTAGGACCTTCAAGTTTTCCTAGATTAATTATAAACTTATGCTTTTCAGGCTCAAAATCTGGATATATTGTTTTATATTTGTTTGGCAGAATAAGATCTGCTCTTCTATTTTTAGATCTATTTTCAGCAGTTGTATTTGGAACAAGTGGTTTGTATTCACCATATCCTATTGGAACAAACATTGTTCCAGGAGCAAATTTTGACATATATTCCGCAATAGCATTTGCTCTGTTTTGTGAAAGAATTTTATTATCTTTCCCACTTCCTACTGAGTCTGTATGTCCTTGAACAATTATAGCTTTTACTTGTGCAGAAATAAGTTCTTTAGATATTGATTGTAGCTCCACTCTTTGTTGTTTGTTTAAACTAAAAGAGTTTGTAGCAAAATTAGATGTTATTGGCGATACTGGAATATTAATAACTTGCTTATTAGCTTCTTCCCATTGTCTTTTCCAATCCCACAATTCCATTTTTGGTGGATTTGTTTTAGCTGGTGTAGGTTTAGAACTAGGATTAACTGATCCAAAAGAACTTGTCATTCCTGTTTTTGGTGAAGATGTTGCAGAAGGTGTTGGGCGAACTCCGCCAATACTTCCTTCCCCAAATTTCTGAGCATTTAGTTTATCAAAATAACCTACTCCATATTTCTTTACAGAATCTGCCTTAATTACATACTCTCCATTTGAAAGCATTGCTGGAATTGAATCAGATTTTGAAGTTCCTGGACCTTTTACTTTTCCACCAGGCTTAAAGTTTTTTATGTATCCACCCTCTGCTTTTTTAACCTCTGGTGGAATTGGATCACCCATTTTTATGAATTCGCCATTTTTTACAACTTTAAATCTATATGTAAATCCATCTTTACCAAGTGCACTAACAATAATATAGTCTGTATCATTCTTCAGCTGATCTAGTCGTCCTCTTAATTGATACCTAACATACTCTTCAAATGCATCCTTTTGTGCATGTCCTCCTTTAATTTTATCTAGGCTCCAAGGTTCATTAAATGCTGCTGCTGCATCAAGATCTTTTGTTGCTACCTTGTCATTGATAGTACCTTCAAGGGTTGCTCTCTTAATGTTTGGTTTTACCGTATCAATATATCCTTTAAGCATTTTATGACTTACATCTATAGGAGTTGCAGTAGCTGTATTTGTGCCTGTTTTTTCTGTATCAACGGTTATAGATCCAACTGCTGCAACAATTTTATTTACTCCAGCAGCAGCTTGTGCAGATGCGTCATTGATGGCAGATACAACATCGTCAGACATTGCTTGAATTGCATCTATTTGAGCTTGAATTGCATCAGATTTTTCTTGTAAATCTGATATTGTTTGTTCTTTATTAAATTGGATTGTATTGTTTTGTTTTTCTTGTAGAAGGCTTGCAGCTTCAATATACTTTCCTTTAATTTTAGCTTCAACAATTTGCTGATCAAGGTCTTGTTGTGTTTTTGTATACTCAGATTGTTTCTTTAACTCATCTGTTATTTTTTCTTCTTTTTTTATTTCATCATCAATAAGCTTCTTTTTTGCTTTAAGAAGTTTAATTTGTGCTTTTGTAGACTTTATTTGAGCATCAGACAAATCTTTATATTTTTGTGTTACCGTTGATGCATCTGTTTTTTCCCATACTTTTGGATCACTTAAAAACTTAAGAGCTGAGTCAGCTAAAGCCTGTGCGTTAGTTGCTGGGTTAATTTTTGCACTAAATCCTTTTGATACTGCAGCCATAATTAATCCTGATTGCTCTTGCGTTATTCCAGAAATTGCCTTCAGTGCAAGAGTTGATTGTGCTGCATTTAAGTTTCCTACTTGGACATACGCATAATACATTGCGCTTAAACCTTCTGCTGCAGTAACACCAGATGCTGCAATTCCATCTAAAATCATATTTAATTGCTCTAGGGATGAGGCATTGGCTGCTGCTGCTGTTAGCTGGGTTAGTGTTGTTCCCAGGCTTAGGGAGCTAACTGATGCATCCTTTAGTGTTTTTGTAACTGCTTCAGTTTGACTTTTTAAATCCATAAATTTAGATCCAACCATGGCAACGTTACCGCTAGATGCCAAGATTAAATCAAAAGTTTTTTGAGCTTGATCAGGTTTAATTTGACCAATAGCAACTTGTGTTGTAACAAAAGCTTGAGCAATTTTATTAATTTTTTCTGGAGATGATTCATCTGTTAGACCAGCTATAAGATCTTTTAAAGGATTTCCTTCTGGAAGTGAGTTAACTAGATCATTAAATCTGGCAAGCTCATCTGTCGTGTACCCAAACTGTTTACCAATATTTTCTAAGCTACCTCCAACAGTTCCAAGAGATACACCAAAATTACTTATAGAGGTATCTACATTAACTATTTCATTACCAAAAAATGCAGCGATGTCAGAACTAGATTTAAATGCTGCTTCTGTCATTGCTTTTTGAACTCTTTGTTTTTCAATTAATGTACTTATTGCAGATGATACAAGACCTATCGCTGCGCCAGCTGCAGCTCCCCAAGGACCAAATAGCATACCCATGCTTGCACCAGTCATTGTTGACTGTATTATATTTTTACCAGCAAAATCTGGTGCTGCGCTTAGAGCCATGTTAGCACCCATTAGGCCTACGCTGCCTTGAACACCACCGAACTTAGCTCCAACTTTTTTAATGTTTGCGTATCTTGCTTGTCTTCCGCGTTTATTTCTTGCTTTCTGTTTTTCTTTCTCAGACATACCAACTATGGTAAGCGGTATTGTTCCTGGTGGCATATCTGGTCCTATTGGAGCAGCCCCTTGTGGTCTTGTTGCTTTTCTATATGTTCTTCCTGATTGAGATGCTCCACCAACAATTTCTGATCCTATTCGTCTACCAGCATTTTTTGCATCATCATTTAACTCTTTAATACCATGTACAAATCCAGTTGCTGTTTCGTTTCCAAGTTTTTTTGTTACTTTAGAAGGCGAATTAATATCTAATACTTTTTTAACTTCTTCTTCTACGCCCTTGTGCATTTTGGTAAAAAACTGTCGCACTCTTGCTCTAACAGATTCTACTGTAAATTTATCTGCTTGAGCATTCATTGCTGGATCAACAGCTCTATTTTTATAAGATGAACCCTTTGCCAAGTCTACTCCAGCTACTGTGGTGCCTCTTGCTGCTGTTGGAACTGCAACTCTAGGGTAAGATTCTCTTCCACTTGCTTTAGATACTTCTGGATACATTATTGTAGAAACTTTTTTAGCATCTGCAAATGCTGTTTTAACTGCAGTAGAAGTATTTTTTCCAACATCAAATATTTCTTTTTCTAATGCGTCACTAATAATTTTTTCAAAATCATCTTGAGTTACAATTACACCTTTATGTGCTGCAGATTTTAATGATTTTCCAACTGCAGTTCCAAACCTAAGCAAATCTGGATCATTAGGATCAAGTCCTGCTTGAGCAGCTATATCTGAAGTAAACCTTGATCTATTTTGTCCTATCCACTGTGCACCCTCTGCTCCAGTCATTCTGTCTTGATTAAATCCAGCTGGCATTGGAAATACCATATTGCTTAATCCAGTTACTGGACCACCAGATCTATTTGCTAGTCTTGGTCCAAAATTAGTTCCTGTGCTTAGCCCTTCAAGACCTGTAATTTGTTCTGGTGTTAGCGTAGTTTTTGGAAGTCCATGAGCCATAACGACTCCTGCATTTCCACTATAAGTTTGTTGTTTTGCATAAGTGCTTCTTGCTAAATCTGTAATTGGAGAAAGTGCTGCTTGAAGTTTTCCAGCTGTTATTTTTGCAGATCCTCCAACCTCAGTAGAAAGTCTATCTAAGGATGTAAAAATTACATCATCAATGTTTCCTATTACTCCACTTAATGATTGTGCTTCTGTAATAATTCTTTGTATTCCTGGTAACGATCTTTGTGGAATGTTAAAATCTTTTCCTCCAAAAGAAAATGGTGATGGTTTTCCAAATTCATACCCAGGAATGCTTCCAGCAATCATTCCATTAATAAGAGATCCATACTTCTTGCTCATCTTTTTTGGAATTACTGTTTCTCCAGGCATTAGTAATGCTAGTTCTGAATCCTTGTTTCCTGTACCGCCAACAACTGCAGGCTTTCCCTTTGCTCTCTTAGTAGGTAAATTCATAGTAAGTGGAACTCTAGTTGGCATGAACATAGATTGAGCAGCCACAGATCTTTGATAGGCTCTTGTTAGTGCATCAACTGATGCTGCTTCAGCAGTAAATGTTTGTGCTAACTTTTTATGAACTTGATCAAGAGAAGCTGCAACTGCAGCAGCATTTCTTTGCTCTGTATTCAGATACTTAACTTCAGTTCCTAGAGTTGTAGATGCTTGACCAGTCTTATTAAATAAAGACTTCATAAATGTAAAGCCCTTAATTATATTTGCAAGCCCATTCATAAGCAAACCAAACGTCATAAGCAATACTGGACCAAGACCTGCGACTATTGCTGTTAATGTAACAATAACCTTTTTTGTTCCATCTCCAAGATTATTAAACTTATCTAAAATTTTTGTGACAAACTCAGCAATTGGAGTTACTGCCTTTAAAAATTCTTCTCCTACTGGAACTAGTGATAGCTTAAGATTTTCAACAGATGCTTTAAACTTGTTCATTGCAGACTCTGAAGTCATGCCTAATTCTTTTTCTGACAACGCTGCAAGTTCTTGAATTGATGATCCAGCTAGGTCAAGCACACGTGATGCTTGAGTTCCTTCTTTTGTTACGTTTGCAAATAAAGTAGATAAACGAGCAAACTGAAACTTACCAAACATTTGCTCAATTGCTTGTGCTCTATTAAGAGGGTCAAGTTCATTTAAAGCTGTTGCAAAATCAATAACTGTTTTCTTTAAGTCACCCTTATTATCTACAACAATCTTTTTTATATTAATACCAAGACTGTTAAGCATTGCTGCTGCTTTTCCAGTTGGGTTAATCATAGAAGCAAGACCAGACTTAAGTGCATTAGCACCTTCTGATGCGTTAATTCCACCTTCCTTCATTGCAGTCATAAAGAATGCTAGATCTTTAACATCTCCACCAAGCTGTTGAATAACTGGTGCTGCCTTTGGAATTGCAGTTGCCATGTCATCAAGTGATAATACTGTCTGGTTTTCTACTGCGTTAAGAAAGTCAATATTTGTTGCTAAATCTTGAGATGACATTGAGAATGCATTTTGCAATGCGATTGTAGTTTCAAGTGCTTTTTGGCTTTCAACTTGACCCAAAACAGAAAGCCTTGTTGCTGCTGCTGTTTGTCTTTGAAGGTCAACTCCTTTAAAGCCTGCTGCTGCAGCTTCTGCTGCTAAACCTACTGTATCTTTTACTGCAATGCCATACTTTGTAAACTCTTTGCCAAGAAGTTTTATTTCTTCTAGTGCTGCAGTACTTTCTTTTGTTGATGTAAATAAATCTCCATAAACTTTTTTAAAGCGAATAGCCTGTGTTTCCATATCCATAAATGTTTTTGATGCTGCAACGCCAAGTGCCATAAGTGGTATTGTAAAACCAACCATGAGCTGACGACCAGCCCACTGTGTATTTTTACCAAAGTTTAAAAGATTTGTAGAGCCTTGTTTTAATAATTGATTAAGGATTGCTTGTTTCTGGGAAGCAATCATTGTTTTTGTTGCAAGATCATTCATATCAAGAGAAAGAGGTCTTACAGCAATTGCCTTCATTGCACCGTTAGCATCACGGCCCATCTTAATATATTGTGTTTGAAGGTCTTTTACATTTTCTCTTGCTACTTTATTTATTGTGTCAAACTCACTTTTAAAAAGCCTACCAAAAGTTTTTGATGCACCTCCAGCATACCTGAAATATTCTCCCATGGAGAATTTGTTTTTTTCTAAAGAACTTGTAAAAGATTCTGTGGTTGTTTTAATTGTTCTCATTTGAGCAGAGAACTTGCCAGTTGCATTGACTGAGTTAATTAAGCTTTGTTGCATCTGGGAAGTGACTGCATTTGCTGCAGCACCGCCCTTAGCCATGGAGGTATGAAAGGCTGATATCTGTCTTTGTAAATTTTTGATACTAGCAAGTGCTTCAGTAGTATCAATACTTACCTTAATATTAGACTGAACATCAGCCATTCATCACACCTCTTTATTTAGTTATATTATTCGTCAGCGCCAAAAATTGATGATGCTTCAGAAAGCTTAATTCCTGATGCAGTTTCAACAATTTCATACACAGTTGGTAGATCAATATTTTCCTCAAGCGCAGAAATATCTGCTGCTAAATCTGGTTTATATTGTTCCATTGCGATTAGTACACACTCCATTAGTAGATTGATTGACTTGTCGTTATCATCTACTACTGCTGCAATACCCTCAAACTTTTTCATAAACTTTCGTAAAAGTGAAATCTTAAGCGGTCTTAAGGTTATTTCTGTACCATCAATTAGTTTGACTTTATGCGCTTCATGCACAGTTGTTGCCATTTTGATCCCTCCCTAGGTTCATATCAATTATACCATGACAGAAGGGTCTCTTGCGTCTTCATAATCAAGACCCATGCCAATTCCAAATCCTGCCTTTTTTGCATTTTGTCCTTGTAATGCTAGAATGTCATTGCTGTCAGATGTTGCACCACCACTAAATACTCTAGCCTTTAAGTTTTCCCATTCCTTTTGTCCTCTTTCAGGTTCTGATCCGCCTTCTAAATCAACACCTTGAATTGCTGCAAAAAATTTCTTTTCTTGGAAGTCTAACTCTCTTTTACTTGCTATTATTGCAAATAACTCAGGTAAGGATATAGAGATTTCTAGTTCACTATAATCTTTCCATATGCCCAGCAAAAACACTTCTGATTCAAGTTTTGCTAAATCAAAGTCTTCCCATGTTGGACCAGCCTCGCTGCTTTGTGCTTGAGTTTTTATGCTTTCTTCTGAATCTTCACCTATTTTTATATTTGCAGCAATCTCTAAAATTTCATGAACTGTTGGCAAATCTATGTTATCTTCAAGATCTTCTAGGTTTTTAGATATTTGAGGATAATATTGTTTCATTGCAATTCTTGCACACTCTAATAAAACCATCATTGATTCATCATCATTTGATGTTTGCTTTATGTTGTTGAATACATCCATAAACTCTCTAAGATATTTAATTTTAAGAGGCATTATCTGTATCTCTGTACCGTCAAATAAATAGATGTTTTTTGTTTTATATATTGATGTTGCCATAGTCTACTAAGTTTACCATAAAAACAACGAAGCCCACCTCGTTATGAGATGGGCTAAGCTGTATTGTTAAGTTATATTATGAAGCTGGAGCCCATGTACGGTCAACAATCTTACCGTATGATCCTGAACCATCTTCTGGAAGTAGACGGAATGAAACTTCAAACATTGAAGCTTCTTCACGCTTTGCAGATACTGTTACATTCTCAATTGAGAGTGCACGGTATGCTGTGTAAATACGCTCTACGTATGCAGAGTCAACACAGTCACCTGTGCCTGGGCCTACTGCAACGATACCACGTTCTACTGGGCATTCTCCAATGTCTCCAGCTGAAAGGTTAAGAGTCTTTCCTGCACTTGAAGCTGCATTGCCTGATAGCTTTGAATCGCTATATGCTAAAGCTAATAGAAGATTTTCTAGTGTTGCTTCTGCAAATGCTGTTGCAAGGTTAACTTGCATTCCTTGCTTGTATAGCTTAGCAACGTCAAGAATTTGGTCAACCTGTACTTCACCGAAGTCAGGCTGGAACTGCAATTCAAGACCGTTCATTGTGTAACCTACGTTTGTGTAGCCTGCGTCATCAGCTAATGTCTCTCTGAATGACTTATTTGCATTTGCTGTCTCCAGTGTGTTTGGAGTTAAAGTTTCATCTGCAATAAAAAGCGCTGCTGCTCCAACGATGATGTTGTTGGACGTTCCACGTGTATATGGCATTTATGTACCTCTTTCTGTTAGATAGATATTTAGTTGTACGGCGTTGTGTTTCCTCAAAACAATTATAACACTGTTTTATAGGATAATTTTTGTGGCTAGCTTCTCAGGCTGCCAGTCTCTAGATGTTAACTCTTTCATAGGGTGATAGTCAAAGTCAATGATTATCTTGTTACCGCCGTAGGTCCTGGCTGTGCCAAAATCAATTATGTCTCTTGTCTCCTCAAGTTGGTATACCCTAAAATTGTGGAAGTAGAACATGTTATCTATTAAGTTTGGGCTCTGCTCTGTTCCTAGATTTATCTGTCTATTAGAGCACCAGTTGTTTATTTCTTCTGCTGTTTCATCAAAGCGATCCATTAGTCTTAAAACAGACTCTTGAACCTGTACCATATTTTCTATTGTATTTTCTGCTGTTGCATAAAAATAATATAATAACTGCTCACACTTAATGTGTGGAAATCCTTTGCGATTCATTTTTATTAGTCGGTCCCAAGTTGCCATAACTCCACCTGTAGGAAACATTTCTGTAAGGTTATCTACAGTAGATGGTGTTGATGGGAAAAAAGGAATCTTGTCAATACCAGTCATGCCCAATATTTTTTCTTCTAAATACTTGTTAATCCAAAGAACTGGAGTATTTAAGGTTGAGTTATTAGCCATTATCTAATCCCCACATTCACTATCCATTTATATCCAACTTGCTGCCCTTTAATCTTTCCAGAAGATTTTCCTGCCAACATATTCTTTTTATATACATCAGCGTTGCTTAGGTGTTGATACATTCCGCTTGATTTTAAAAATGCTTGAGTAAAATATCTATTAAAAAATGTATCCATTATGCTTTCAAAAGAACCCTTTGTTGCTGTTCCACCAGGTGACTGTACTACAACCTCGCCTTTAGTAAAGACTGTTTCTCCACCATCTTCAAAAACCAATGCGTTTGCCTTTGTTGGCCTTATGGTTACTGGAGTGCCTTCTTCCATTATTTTAGCCTTATTATAAAAAGGTACTGATGAGCCATCCTTAATTGATGTTGATTGCTTCATTGTTGACACAAACGAAAGGCCAAGGTTGCTTATAGTATAGTTTATATTATATAGACGTGCATCAGGACTTCCCACTTTATACCATTCATACATATGGTGTAGTGCTTTTGGATTTACCCTGGCATTTGAGTCAATATATTGCTCTAATATTTCTTTTGTCATTGATCCAACATTATTTAAAAATTTTGTTTTTCCTAGTTGTACACCATCTAAAAACCCAATTGAATAGTTCATTATATTTTTCATATCTTTTTTAAAGGCAGTATTATTCATTATAACTTTCATTATAGGTCACTTGCCTGATTCTCTGAACGTCTCAAGACTACCTTGTAATACTCAACACTACCAAATGGTCCAACTATAGCTTCAGTTGATGCTATTTCATATATAGTTGATCTTCCATTTCTTGGGCCAGATGTCTCTAGGTATACGTCTTCTTGTTGTGGTGTTCTTATATTTGTTACAACTACGTTAGTTACTGAATTTCTGTTGTTTGATAAAGATACTCTAAGGTCTGTCTTAGTTCTTCCTAATAATATATTTTCTTTTGTAATATTTACATTTGGCTTTACTTCTTCAGTTGTAGACTGTCCAGTTGGGGCAAAGTTACAAGCAATAGATCTATCAAGAATCCACTGCTTTTTTACATTTCCATACGCTCCTTGATCCACTATTGGATAGTAGACATCTGCAAGCATTGGATACACAAAGTCTGTTGGCTCGCATTGCATTAAAGAATACCAATTCTTGTTATACTTTTCTTATATTTATCAAGAATCTTATCAACAAGCATATTTCCAGTACCATCTAAAACTGTCTTATCAAACTGAATTCTAAACTGTTCAGTATTATATGATGTTACGTATCTCTTGTAATAGTCTATTTTGCCACACTTGATATCGTCAATAAGCATTAGTGCTGCTTCATATATATCATGTGGAACAACCTTGTATCCCGTTTCAAGTAAGAACAAATAG